CTTGAACTTTATGAGTTTCTGAAAAGCAATTCAGAGCTTGTAAATGCTGAAACTGAAATCAATAAAATGATTTCAGATATCATGAATGGCGACACAGCTTCATCAGAGGATAAAAAACTTTCAAACCTGTTTGAGATAATTGAGGAAGGGATTAAATGATTTTTTCAGAAATGAGTCCCAAGCAGCTGAAATCAATGCTCTGGTGGACAATGAAGGACAGCAGAAACTATGATGCAATAGTTTGTGACGGCTCTGTAAGAAGCGGAAAAACCATGTCAATGTCAATTGGTTTTGTATTGTGGAGCATGAGGAATTTCAATAATGAAAACTTTGCATTCTGCGGAAAAACAATCGACAGCCTGAAAAGAAATGTCATAACCCCCATGCAGAAATGGCTTGAGGGAATTGTGAAGCTGAAAATCAATCTCAGCAAAAACTATATGGATATCACGATGGGCGGACATACAAACAGATACTATATGTTCGGCGGTAAGGACGAGTCATCATATCAGCTGATTCAGGGTATCACGCTTGCAGGTGCACTTCTTGATGAAGTTGTCCTTATGCCCCGTTCATTCGTGGAACAGACTCTTGCAAGATGTTCAGTAACAGGCTCGAAATTCTGGTTCAACTGCAATCCCGGCAACAGTCTGCACTGGTTCTATAAAGAGTGGGTTGATGATAATTCTGAAAATGCCATGCAGAAAAACAGGCTGCATCTTCATCTCACCATGGAGGACAATTACAGCCTTTCAGATTCAGTCCGGCAGAGATATGAAAGAATGTATTCAGGCGTTTTCTATGACAGATATATCAAAGGATTGTGGGTGTCTGCAGAGGGCGTTATTTACAGGGATTTTGCAGAAAATACTGAAAAATTCATGCTTGACGCTCCGCCGGATGATATAGTTTTCTGTACAATCGGCATGGACTTCGGCGGAAACGGTTCAGCTCATGCAATGATATGTACAGGATTTACAAAGTCGCTCGAAAAAGTCATTATACTTGATGAGTACTACAGAAAAGAAATCATATCCCCTGCAGAACTTGAAAAGGATGTATGCGGATTTATCCGCAGATGTCAGCAGAAATACAGGGTATATGATATGTACTGCGATTCAGCTGAACAGGTTCTCATAAAAGGCATAAAATCAGCTGTGATACATGAACATATCCCGATAAATGTACATAATGCAAGAAAATCCGGGATAATCGGCAGAATTCGTTTTTTCAGCAGTCTTATGGCTCAGAAAAGATTTTTTATTATGAAACATTGCACACATCTTATTGAAGCATTGCAGTCAGCCGTATGGGACAGTAAAAGTATGAAAGATGTCCGCCTTGACAACGGCGAATACAACATTGACAGCCTTGATGCACTTGAGTACAGTGCAGAACCGTTTATGAATGATATTATTGAAATGAGGTGATAAAAATTATTTTATCAGATGTACAGAGAGCGTTTCCTGAAATAACTGTTCCTGATATTTCAGGATATTATTCGGAATGTATCGACAGATGGAAGGATATATTTGAAAATAATCCTCCATGGAAAAGCACCAAAAAATCAGGACTTCACAGCAAAGGTGACAGAAAACTGAATATGCTCAATGCTGCCAAGGTACTCTGCGATTGTTTTTCGGAACTGACATTTTCCGAACAAGTAAATATTGTGATTGATGATAAAGATTATCAGAAATATATTGACGAGTGCCTTGACAACAACGGATTCTGGAAGCATATGCCTGAATTTATATCGCAGATGTATGCTCTTGGCGGCGGAAGCATTAAGATATATATTTCTGACGGAAAACCTGCGGCTGACTATATCCATGCTGACAGATTCTTGCCATGCGGATGGAACGGGAAAAGCATTACAGACGGGATTTTCAGTTCTCAGATTTATCAGAACGGCAGCTATTACAGTTTTTATGAACGGTACAGCGGTGGCATGATGGATTACAGGCTTTTCAAATCATCCCAGCTGTACGCTGACGGTGAAAGAGTGCCTCTTTCAGAGCTTTTTTCAGGACTTCCGGACAGTGCTGTTTATTCAGATTCTCAGACTCCTATGTTCTCATATTTCAAGCCGTCAGTTTCAAATAACTATGAATATGATGTGCCTCTTGGAATGAGTATATATGCAAATGCTCTCGATACTCTCAAAGCCCTTGACATTGCATTTGACAGCTTTTCAAGAGAATTTGTGCTTGGAAAGAAAAGAATAATCGTTCCTGCACAGTGTATCCAGACTGTTGTCAATCATGAAACAGGTCAGATGGAAAGATACTTTGATGCAGATGATGAGGCATTCATGGCTCTTAAAACAGAGGACAGCGAAAATCTGAAAATTACCGACAATACTGTTTCACTCAGAATTGATGAACACGTATCAGCAATAAACGCTTTGCTGAATATTCTTTGCTTTCAGGTCGGATTATCAGCTGGAACGCTCTCATTTGATGCGGTTCAGGGAATGAAAACTGCAACAGAAGTCATATCTCAGGACAGCAAGACTGCAAGAACTATAAAAAACAACAAGAATCTGATTTCTGAAAGCATTGAATCAGTGGTTCATGCCTTTATCAGCTCAGGCATACAGCTTGGACTTATCAAAAAGAAAAAGTATTCTGTAACTGTCGGCTGGAATGACAATATCATAATTGACGACAACACGCTGATTGACAACAACATCAAGCTCGTTCAGGCAGGGCTTAAATCAAAACTCAGGGCAATCATGGATATTCAGAAATGTGATGAAAAAACTGCTCTTGAAGAACTGGAACGCATTTCAAAAGAGCAGTCTGTAAATGGTCTTGCGGTTGACGACTTCATGAACGGAAGTGAAACAGATGACGAAAACACAGATACAGCAGATGAGTCAGGGGTTGTCTGACCTGTATACAGGTCTTGAAACAGACCTGATTGCCAATATTGCAGAATATCTGCAAAATGGCGATATCTACAGTTCAACGGCACAGTGGAAAATTCAGATGCTTGCACAGCTCGGAGCACTGGACAAAGCAAACATAAAAACTATTTCAAATTATGCAGGAATTTCACCTGCACTTCTGTCACAGGCTCTTGAAACAGCTTCTCTTACAGCAATAAATGAACTTGAGGGCGGATTTCGTCAGCTTGTAAAGGACGGCATAATCAACGGCACTGATGTTCCTGTTGAGGACACAATGGCTAAAGCTCTTGCAGCATACAGCAAACAGGCAAAAAATTCTCTTAACATGGTCAATACTGTCATGCTGTACAAGGCGAAAAGCATAACAGGGAAAATCATAAATCAGGTTGCTGAAATCGCTGATAAACCTGAATATATCGCAATGCTCAGCAAAGCCGCAGGAAAGGTTATAACAGGAATTGAAAGCCGTCAGTCTGCGATGCGTCAGTGCATACAGGAAATGACTGACAAAGGTATACCTGCATTTGTTGATAAACTGGGTCGTGAATGGTCGCCCGAGGCATATGTCAATATGAATATCAGAACGACTCTTTCCAATACTGCAAATACCGCACAGATGGAGCGTATGAACGACTACGGGATAAATCTCGTTGAAGTTTCAAGCCACAGCGGAGCAAGACCCAAATGTGCAAAATATCAGGGCAGAATATTTGACAAATCCAACAAATCAGAAAAATATCCGCACTGGAAAGATACTTCATACGGACAGCCTGACGGACTCCTTGGAATAAACTGCGGTCATCAGATTTATCCGTACATAGAGGGGATTTCAATACAGAGATATTTTCCGTATGACAAAAAGGAAAATGATAAAGCATACAGACTTTCACAGCATCAGAGAGAACTTGAAAGGCGTGTGAGGAAATCAAAGCGTGAATGCATGGTTCTTGAAAAGCTTGGCGACAAGGAGGGACTGAAAAAAGCTTCTGCAACACTTAAAAACAGAAAACAGGCTCTTGCAAAATTCAGTGCAGACAATAATTTGCCTGTCAGAACCGACAGAACAGCAGTTGTTGGGTATAACAAATCTATTGCAGGAAAAGTCAGAAACAACTTGACTTCTGGCTCATCAAGTGGTAAAATAAGACCATACGAAATAAAGAAATCAAGACAGAAAAGACTTGAAATCATAAACAGAGGAATATCAGAAGAAAGACCGATATTTGCTGTTGATACTGCTACAAATAAATTTGCATCATATGTAAGGAATGTTCCACCCAAAAAAGATTATTATGACGTTGCACTTCATGGTGCTCCTACATATGCAGAATTTTTTGGTGAAGAAATAGATGCATACACTCTGGCAAGCATAATAAGAAACCGTGAAGATTATCCGAAAGGTTCAAATATCAGACTTCTTTCATGTTCCACAGGTGATACAACAGAAACAGGTAATTGTTTTGCTCAGATACTTGCTGATGAATTAAGAGTTCAGGTTGAAGCTCCGACCAAAACCATATATATATATCCAGATGGTTCATTTGATGTAGGAAGTAAAAATGATGGAGAAATGAAATTGTTCTATTCAAGAAATTAAGGTGATACTATGAAAAAAAAGTATATTTTTGATAAATCTATTGAAGAATTGAAAAAAGATGAACTTTTAAAATTTACAAGTAATTTTGCTATTGACAATAAAGATGTTATATTATCATATATGAAAAGATTTTCTGAATGTGCATTTACAAGTGCTCCTGTCAAAGATATCTTTAGTGGTGAATTGGTTTGTAATGCCAATAATGCAAGGACTGATGGAGTATATCAATGGTACGAAAATGAAATTTATTATTTTGAAAAGTACAACCTTAAACTTAATGATGATTTCATTGAATATGTCTTAAAACGCTCTTAAAAGGGCGTTTTATTATGCCTTGAAAGGGGCGATATTTATGATTTAAATCAACTGAATAAAGCAAATAAGCACCAAAAGGTGCTATTTTTATACCCATTTTTAATTTTGAGGAGGAAAAACAATGGCAGAAGAAACAAAAAATCAGCAGGTTCAGAATGATGATTCACCTGTTCAGCAGGCTGAACCCAAAGCAGAACCAAAACCTGAAAAGAAAGAGGAAATAACTCCTGTTTCTGATGAGGAAAAGGCAGAACTTGAGGAGTTCCGCAAATGGAAGGAATCTCAGAAATCCGAAATTGAAAAGCAGACAGCTGCATATCAGAAATCCGAAAAGGCTCGCATTGAAGCAGAAACCAGAATTTCAGATTATGAGGCGAAATTTGCAGCCCTGAAAAACGGTGTATCTGCTGACAGTGTTGATGATGTGGTTGCTCTTGCAAAGCTTAAAACTGATAAGAACACTTCTCTTGAAAAGGCGATTGAATCCGTTCTTGAAAAATATCCTCAGTTCAGAGGCAAAGGCATCACAACAGGCACTCATACAAACAACAACAGCAAAATGTCAGGAGTTGAAGCAGCATTCTATGCAAAAAATCCTGACCTTAAAGCATAAGGAGGCATTTTAATTATGGCACATGAATTACAGGAAAGATATTCAACACTCGTCCTTGCCAAAATGAGAAAAGAAAATGTTCTCAAGGACGGCATTGTTTTTAACAACGACTATGAAGGCAATCCTAAATCAGGTTCTGTCAAAATTCCTGTCAGAGATGAGGAAGTCGCCGTTTCTGACTATGACAAGGCAAACGGAATAACCGCTTCAAACAGCTCTACATCATATATTACTCTCATAATTGACAAGGATAAGGGAGTGAATGAAATCATTGACGGATATGAAGCTGCTGCTGTTCCTGACAATCTGGTTGCAGACAGACTTGACAGTGCAGGCTATTCACTCGCACAGACTATTGACAATGATGGTGCGTCTGTTCTTCTTGCAGGCGGCATGGTCTACAATGCTGCAAGCGTTGACAGCTCATCAGCATATGATTTGATTGTTGAAGTCAGAAAGGAACTCACAAAGGCTAATGTTCCGCAGTCAGGAAGATATCTCCTTGCAACTCCTGACTTTTATGCACTTCTCCTCAAAGATAAAGACCATTTTGTCGGTGCGTCTGCTCTCGGTGACAGCGTAAAACAGTCCGGTGCTCTGGGCAGAATTGCAGGATTTACTGTCTATGAATGGAATGATGATACTGCAAATCTCCAGTTTATCGCAGGTCACCCGAAGTTTGCAACACGTGCAAAGGAATGGTCTGTTCCGGTAAGAGTCGAAGACCTCAAGGACGGTAAACATATCGGTGCTTCATGGGTAAACGGTCGTATGGTTTACGGTCATAAAGTCCTCAGAGCGTCAGCAATAAGACCTGTATATGCTCCCGGTTCTCTTACCGCTTCACTTGCAAAAGGTTCTTCATCAGGTACTTGCATTGCGACAATTTCAGCCGGAAATACAGGCACAACTTATGCATACAAGGTCAATCCGTCTGCAAGAGCTTCATACAATCAGACTTCATCTGCATACGGCGGCACTTCCCTCACATCAGGAACTACTGAAATTTCTGTTTCTGCCGGTGATATCATTGAAATTGTAAACTTCTCATCTTCAAAGGCTGTCGCCGTTACATACATCACTGCTGACAGTTCGGTTATCAAGTGATGGATTATGCGGAATACTATAACGAAATATGGCATGGCAGCTTTGAAGGAACTGCTGAGGAATTCTCTGTTCTTCTGAAACGTGCCTGCGATACAGTCAGCAATGCCATATTTCTCAGCGGATATACAGCCGGAACTGTTCCTGAAATTTTCAGGGAGAATGTAATGAATGCCGTATGTTCACAGATTGATTTTATCGATATCAGCGGAGGAGCTGACGCTCTGGTTTCAGAACGGATTCAGTCTGCAAGCGTAGGAAAATTCAGCTATACATCAGGAACTTCTGACGGAAGTATAGCATCACTGTGTCCGCTGGCTTTTTCATATCTGATACCAACCGGTCTGCTTTACAGGGGGATTTGATATGCTTGCAATACCTAAAAATCTGCTGATACATTCGGCAGTGCTGCAATCCTCAACCGAAAACAAATGGCAGTCTGAAATCAGGGAAACCATTGCGGAACTTAAAAAAATACGAATTGAACCGTCCTCAAAACTGGTCACATCAAAGGATAACAGGCAGATTACTCTGTCCGCTGTCC